CTATCTCGACCTACGCGGCACAGGCATAACGTCCCTTCCCGATGGCTTGACAGTTGGCGGCTATCTCGACCTACGCGGCACAGGCATAACGTCCCTTCCCGATGGCTTGACAGTTGGCGGCTATCTCTACCTTGAAGGCACAGGCATAACCTCACATAATGTCAATACCAAACTTTCGATAGACGCAATTCGCAAAATAAGAAATGCAACTGACTCTCCTAAGTTTTGGGAGTGGAATGGTAGGCATTACATGAAAGTGGATGATATGTTCACAATACTGGAATCTCACAAGGGGAATGTCTATCATGTTCGAAAGATTGGGAGTTCAGAACGTCTGTATGTGATAACAGATGGAGAGAATCACTTTGCGCATGGCAGTACACTGAAAGAGGCGAAAGCAGACTTGATTTACAAAATTTCGGACAGAGACGCCTCTGCATACAAAGGAATGAGTCTGGATGATACACTGTCATTCGAGGAAGCCATTGCTGCATATCGTACAATTACAGGTTCCTGCGCAGCAGGCACAAGAGACTATGTCGAGAACAGACTACCGAAACCACATAAGACATTCTACACTATCCGCGAGATAATTCTACTTACTAAAGGAGAATATCGAAGCGATGTGTTTGCCAAATTTTTCACGGATAAATAGCACCATATCATGATTCAGATTCAGTTCTCCGACAAAATTGTGTCATACGCGACATTCGTCAACGACATTGCTGCTTCCATCGTCAAGCAGCTCAAAGAATCGCGTGAAGACCCTGTTATGCTATCTCAGCGCAAGGCTTATAGCGTCTTCGGACGCAGTAACGTTGACCGCTGGCGCAAGAAGGGACTGATAACACCACACAAGCGCCCGGGCAAGGTGGAATACTCCACCACAGAGCTCCGCAGGTGCCAGTCGCGCCAGCAAGACTACTTCCCCTAACACACTCACTCACTCACGATAATAGGCCAACGGATGGGAATCAACCTTAAAAGGCCATAAACCGGTGACTCGGCGGGGAATAGAACCGCCAACATGCCAAAAGCAGGCGCAGACCAAGAAGACCCATTATTCTTATTCCATTTCTTGTGAAGAAAGAGACAGTAATGACTGCATAGATTTCGTTAGTATCTCTTGTCTCGACAGTTGCACAGCGGTGCAAGCTTGGTTGTCGGTTCGATTCCGACCTTTGGCACAACGGCTCGGCCGTAATTATTAACTACCTAAATTACAAAATTATGAGTAACATTCAATTAACAGTAGAAGAGCTGAACAAGCTTCAGCCTCTGCAAGTCATTACGTCGGATGCAGTCCGTTCACGCTTCATCGAGATTTATGATACCCTTTGGGGTGCCGGCACTGGCCTGCCTGCCTACGAGAAGGAATCCATCTTCTTCAATGGCATCTTGCGCGACAACGATAAGCTGCAGAAGGCAACTAACTTCTCCATCTTCACATCGTTCATTGACCTTGCCGTCAGCGGTCTGTCACTGGAGCCAGGTGCCCGCGCTCTCTGCTACATCATGGGACGTAACTACTGCATCGGACAAGACCAGACAGGAAAGAAGATTTACGAAGGTCGCCTCGTGCTCACCATCAGCGGCTATGGAGAACTGGTGCTGCGTGCTCGTGCCGGACAAATCAGGCATGCTGACAATCCCGTGCTCGTCTACGAAGAAGATGGTTTCTCTTTCTCCGACACCAATGGCTGCAAGCAGGTGAGCTATACGTGCAACCTTCCGCACACTTCCAATCACATCGTGGCTGCTTACCTCCGCATCACACGCTCGGACGGCTCTCTCGACTATGCTGTCATGCTCGAAGAGGATTGGCTTCGCCTGCAAGGCTATTCGGCCAAGAACAATCGCTATTACGACCGCACCAAGAATCAATGGGTGGAAAATCCCAACGAGCTCTACGGCGCTGGTGGCAGCGGCATCGACCCTGGCTTCCTCTGTGCCAAGCTCATCAAGCACGCCTTCAAGACCTATCCGAAGGTACGCATCGGCAAGGCTGAGCTCGAATCACAGCAGACAGAGGAACAGCAGGTAGATACCGATGCTTTCTACAACATCCCTGGCGCTGCACCTGCTGCACCTGCCAAAGAAGAACCTGCTCCCTTCGGCAATCATCCTGACTTGTCCGCAGGAGTGACTGTCAACCCATCAGAAGACGATGGTACATTCTAAATGGTAAATGGTAAATCATTAAATGGTAAATGCAATCATGAATACAGAATTATCTATCATCCGCAAAGAGAATATCGAGCTTATTGTTTCCTCTGCGCCAGCTGCGTACAATGAGAACATGGTCAGCCACGACCGCTGCATAGAGGCTGGTAACCGCATCCTTGCTGCCATGCAGCAGGGCATGACAGACGAGCTCGACCAAGAGGCTGCAGTCTTCATTGAGAAGGCTCGCAAGACCGTCCGTAAGATGAACGACAAGCGTGCGCCGCTTACAAAGCTATTCGATGAGGTGCGTGCAACATTCACCGGCATGGAGAATGACATCGACGTGACAAAGAACGGAACCATAACATTCCGCATCCAACAGCTGCGCAACCAGTTTGCTGCCAAGAAGCGCGAGGAAGAGCTGGCACGCCAACGAGAGGCGATGCGACAGCAGCAGATTGAACAGGCGGGCAGGAAGTATCGTTCCGACTGCGATGCCGACTTCCGGAATCAGCTGCAGTCAAACCTCGACTTCTATATTGCCGGACTGCGCAGCCTCTTCTCGGGTGTCACGCTGGAGAACTACGCACAGCGCGAGGAAGACATCAAAAACTTCGATACCAATTTCCCGGAAGATATGTTGCTGGAGATTCGCTCCAACGCACCGCTGCCTGCGCCTGGACTTTTGTCGACCGAAGAGCTGCAGGAGATTCGCAAGGTCAGCCTGGACGTAATAATGCGCACATGGCGCGAGGAACACAGCAACGAACTGAAGAAGGAACAATCTCATATCATCATGCTCTTGCCGTCGAAGAAGCAGGAGCTGGAGCGTGCGGCCAAGGCGAGTGCCGAGGAAGCTGAACGTATCAGGCAGCAGATGCGCGAGCGTGAAGAAGCTGAGGCTTTGAGGCGCGAACAGGAACGACAGCAGCGAGAGCAGCAGCAGCGCATGGAGGCCGACATGAAGGCAAAGCAGGAAGCGATGGGCGACCTCTTCGACCAGGCATCCGTCAGTGCGCCTACTTATCAGCCAAAGACTTCCGTAAAGAAAAAACTCGTTCCGCTCAATGCCGAGGCCTTCCCCGAAATCTTCACATTGTGGTGGACGAAAGAAGGCTGTAGCCTATCTGTCGATGAACTTGCCAAGATGTTCAAGAAGCAGATTACCTTCTGCGAGAAGTGCGCAAACAAAGATGGCGAGTTTATCCATTCCGAACACATCTATTACGAGGACGAAGTAAAGGCTAAATGATATGACAATCGTTCCATCATCCAACTACTACGAGCGTAGTGAGGTCAGCAACAGCGACCTCACTACGCTGAAAAACCTCCTGCATCCAGGACTTGCTTTCCGCGTTGATGAGGCTGCAAGGCAGGCAGCTTTCCGCTTCGGCTCTCTCGTCGATACGCTCATCACAGAGTCGGACAAGGCTAATCATTATACATACACCATTGCAGACGACCCTGTGCCATATACCGAAGCAGAATGGCGGCACGCGATGGAAATGCGAAGTGCATTGCTTGATGAGGCAAGACGCGACCAATTCCTATTGAAAGTCCTCAGTACTGCATACACTCAGACGGCAATGGTGAACCCTGAACAGCCTTTCGAGTATGGTTCTTTCCCATTCTCTCTGCCTGCACGCTGCAAGTGGGACTGGTGGCTGAACGAATGTAACTTCGGTGGCGACCTCAAAACAACCTTTGCCAGCACGCAGAAGGAGTTTGACGAAGCCATTGACTTCTTCGATTGGGACAGAAGCCGTGCATACTACATGGACATTGCTCGTTCCGACCGTGATTTTATCTATGCCATCAGCAAGAAGAATTGTAGGGTGTTCAAGCACTTCATCCGTCGTGGCGATGCAACATACAATCGCGGACGTGACAAGTATCAGGAATTGGCTTTCCAGTATTGGTGCCTCAACCTCAACTAAAAGAACTATGAACTAGATACGATACAGACAAACCTCGCCAATCACGCGACCTGCCAAACACAAGACGCTGTTTGTGGACGTGATGCTCAACGACCGATTCCTCTTCACGATGCCGTATCGCTATTACCCCATCTTCTCAATTAACTACGATGACATCTTGAAGAAGGTGTACGAGAAAAGACCTTCACTCAAGACTAAACCGATAACTCTGTATATCGACTGAACTATGGACATACTCTGCCGTGTAACTGCTAACGGACTTGTTCCGATGTATGACTCCGACTTCGACGAGAAGAAGCGCCTGAAGGATGGCGAGACGGTCATGTGCTCGATACGCAAGCCGCGTAACTACGAGTTCTTGAAGAAATTCTTTGCACTCGTTCGGCTCGTCTTCAATAACCTTCCTGAACACATCGTGCGCATGCTCAACGTGAGAAGCGAGGAAGACATGCTCGACTGCTTCAAGCTGCAACTCGGACTATACCGCCAGGTATGGCATGGCCGTCGACCTGTCATTAAGCTCGGGAGCATCAGCTTCGCAGCAATGGACGAGACAGAGTTTCAGAAGTTCTATAACAGATGTATCGACATTACGCTCACAACATTCCTGCGTGGCACTACACGGCAGGAACTGATTGACGAGGTAGAAATGTTCTTATGACTATGGTACTACACAACCTTCGCATACAGCCTTATCCATACCAGATGGATGGCATACGCTTCGGACTGCAACGCCACCGCATCATCATCGGCGACGAGCCCGGGCTTGGCAAGACGCTACAGTCCATCGGCATCATTGATACAGCGAACGCCTATCCTTGCCTGGTTATCTGTCCGTCCTCGCTCAAAATAAACTGGCAAAGGGAGTTCGAGCGATTCACGGACAAAAAGGCGCTTGTGCTCGACAATAACACGCGCACCACATGGCCGTATCTGCTGCAGATGAAGATGCAGCATGTCGCCATCGTCAACTACGAGTCGCTGCGCAAGTTCTTCGTGTGGGACGTGAAAGAGAAGTCTTTCCGGCTCAAAGATGTGGTGTTCTGTCCGCACATCACCATGTTCAAGTCTATCATCATCGACGAGAGCCACCGCGTGAAAGACCCGTCGGCACAGCAGACTATCTTCACTAAGGGTATTGCCACCGGCAAGGAATGGATTATCCTTCTGTCCGGCACGCCTGTTGTCAACCGACCTGAAGACCTCGTGTCACAGCTCTCCATCATGGGCAGACTCAATGAGTTTGGCGGCAAGGCTCGCTTCCTTGCTGACTATTGTGCCGATGACAATCAAATGGTAAATGGTAAATCGTCAAATAGTAAATTACAAGAGCTGTCCAAACACCTCTATTCTTCATGCCTCATCCGTCGCGAGAAGGCGAAAGTCCTCACTGAGCTGCCCGACAAGACACGCTGCGACCTATACGTCGACATATCCAACCGCGATGAGTATAACCTTGCATCGGCAGACCTCGAAGAATACCTGCGCCAGTATCGTGAATGCACGGATGCTGAGATACGTCGCAAGATGCGCATGGAAGCACTTGTGAAGTTCATGACGCTGCGCTCACTGGCCGCGATGGGGAAAGTGGCGCAGGCCATCGACTTTGCACGCAACTTCCTCGCATCAGGCAAGCAGCTCATTATCTTCTGCTCCTACCATGACATTGTGGATGCTCTCTGCAAGGCATTCCCTACGGCTGTTCGTGTTACAGGGCGTGATAGTCTTGCAGCAAAACAAGCTGCTGTTGATAGTTTCCAAAATGGAAATAGCCAGCTCATCATCTGCTCCATCAAGGCTGCTGGTGTCGGCCTCACGCTCACTGCCTCATCCAACGTGGCGTTCGTGGAGTTTCCATGGACGTATGCTGATTGCTGCCAGTGCGAAGACCGTGCGCACCGTATCGGGCAGAAGGACAACGTGACGTGCTACTACCTCATCGGTCGTGGCACCATCGACCGTGCGCTCTATAACATTATCCAGCAGAAGAAGTCTGTCGCAAACCAAATCATGGCGAGCGACGACGATATACCAACATCGGAAGCTTATTTCGACGAACTGGTTAACTCATTATTCCAAGACAGTCAGGTATGTGGCGCTTCCAACGCCACCAGTATTAACCATAAATAATTAAACACTATGACAAAAAATGAATTGGCTGACGCTCTGTCAGCAAAGACAGGCCTAACTAAGTCTGACGCTATCGTAGCTATCGACGGATTCATCGAAGCTGCAAAGGAAACTCTTGCAAAGAACAAAAACATCTACCTCCGTGGCTTCGGCACGTTCAAGCTTGAGTACCGCAAGGCGAAGAAGGCAAGGAACATCAGCAAAAGAACCACCATCGACGTTCCAGCTCATTGCGTAGTGAAATTCAAACCATGCGACGAACTGAAAGGACTGGTGCAGCCCCTTCGTCCCACGGAGTAAAGGAAGTGGAAGAACAAACCAACAAGGCTATCGCTGATGACATCAGGAAATTCACCGAGGCATTCAAGCCGATAGCCGAAGAAGCGGAGAAGGAGGACTGATAAGGCCACGAATTTAATGAATTAAAGGAATTAGGAACTATGGTAGAAAAGATTCTAAAAGACACCTACGTCAACCCGAAAGTGGAGTTGACGCAAAGCGATTACAACCGCCTCGTTTCGATGGCTCAGATGAAAGCCAAGAAGATTGAGGAACGTGCCCGTGAGATTTATGACAAAGAGGGCGTGGTGAAGATTTACTTCTCATGTAACATTCATCGCAAACGCTACGGCGAAGTAGAGAACGACCGCCACGAGTTTCAATGCTCATGTGCTGAGTATTGCCTTACCACGACGGGCGACTATGAGAAGACGCTGTTCAAGATTCCGCAGGAGAGCCGAGTGAAGATTGCAAAGCATGTGAAGCGCATCTGCGAGGATGCCTTCATGTACTACTTTGGCGAGCACATGCTGAACCTGAACGAAATCGAGCGGCTGAAGCACAAGCAACAGCAGTATGTCAACAAGTTCATCATCGTGACCGTTGTCGGCTGGCTGCTTGCCATCGCCATGCTCATTGCGGTCATTTGGCGGTAGCCAATTTGATAACGGGAGTAAAAGGAAATAAAAATAAAAGAGAAAGCAAATGAGCTATAAACGTACATTTGAAGAGATACTTGCACGGCAGAACGCTGTTAGGTCGCGCAAGCATCCTGACGACGAGGAACACCGCATCCAGTGCGCATGTGTGCAGTGGTTCAACTATCAGTATCCTAAATTCAGTCACACACTCTTCGCTGTACCCAACGGGGGCCGTCGAGACAAGGTAACTGGTGCAAAGATGAAGGCAGAAGGTGTGCGCCCTGGTGTCTCAGACCTCATATTGCTAAAAAGCAACCAACAGTACGGTGCCTTGCTCATCGAAATGAAGACGCGCACAGGCCGTCAGTCTGAAGCACAACGGCAGTGGCAGCACCTCATGGAGAAGGAAAACTGCAAGTATGCTATCTGTCGCTCGCTCGACGATTTTATCCAAGAGGTCGAAGTATATCTATCCAACTGCTAAAACTTTTCTAAAATGACCACAAGACAGAGAAAAACAAACTATTTCCCACACGACAGCAATGCTCGCAACGATGAGAAGCTTATACGCTTGCGGATGAGACATGGAGCCGCAGGATATGGAGTTTACTTCATGTTGATTGAACGCCTCAGGGAAGAATCAGATTACACGAGTGTCAGGGATTATAACGTAATAGCCTTTGATTTTCGTGTCGATGCTGCTCTTGTAAAGTCTGTCGTTGAGGATTTCGGGTTATTTGTCCTTGCCGAAAACGGTAAGTACTTCTACTCCGAGTCACTCCTTAACAGAATGCAAGAAAAGGATGCTGCCGGTAGTTCGCGAACATTGGCAGCGAAGAAGGCTGCTCAGGCCAGATGGGATAATACGAACGCGGCTCCCGAACAACATCCTGCTATAGGAAAAAAGCCAATGGAAAAGAAAACAGAAGGTAGCGAATACAGCGATGTCAATGATGTTTACCTTGACGAGTTCTTTGGTAACAATAGTGGGCTGCTCGAATCACTCATGATGAATTTGCACCTTGCACCAAGCGAAAAAGACAAGCTGCGAAAGATGGCCGGAGAGGTAGTGACGGAATGGAAACTGAGCAGGACAAGTCATTTCGGAGGATATCAGGACTGGAGCAGGCATCTTATATCGACCATCCGAATCAAACTTGAACACGAAGCAGCGTTAAAAGAAAAAAAGTCAAGAAAGACACCTGCTGCAATTCAGGAGCAAGAGAGGATTGCAGCGGAAATGCGCGAACAAGAGAATGCTGAACGTAACAGACGGTACATAAACATGAAAGCAGGAGCCGTGAGCTACGAAGATGCAAAAAAAACAGAGGAATACAAACGCGCCTTTGAGGGCGCATAACATCTATTAACAAAAAACAAAACACAATGGAAGAAAACAATCTGCCTAACGGCATCTATCTCGTGTATGAAGATGGTCACTATGAGCCTTTCAACGGCGAGAGCAGCAAAGAGAATGTGAAGTACGTCGGCATCGTCCATGACGGCCATGCCTTCTGTGTGGCACTCAAAGACCTTGGCGAGTTCCAGCTTGTCAAGGACATAAGGAGGTGTCCTGATGAAAGCGACTTCTATGTACGTCGCGAGTGTGACGCGCTCAATGATTGGGAGTACGTCGAGCGGACAAAGCACATTCAGGAAGTCGGTACAGACATTCCGCTGGATGAGGGTGAATACCTGCCGTCCCTGCCCATGCTTGTTGCTATGTGCTATTGGGCAGAAAGAGGGCTTAATGCAGCTCTTGAATATGTCGGCGGTGAACCGCTTCGTATGGATGAATTCTACTGGAGTGCTACGGAGTACTATAGACGTGGCGCATGGGTCGTGAACTTCGGCAGTGGCCTCGTCAACTACGGCTACGGCCACGGCGTCGGCAAGTACAACGGTTACGTGGCGAGGACTGTGGAAGCATTTAACCTGTAACCTGTAGGATGGGGTGCTCAAACACCCCATCCAAAAAATTTTTTCAAAATGCCAATCAAACCTGAGAACAAAAAGAGATACCCGGCCAACTGGAAACAAATTCGTGCCGACATCTTGAAGCGTGCCGGAAATCGTTGCGAGTTCTGCGGCATCCCGAACTACACCATCAGGGAGAATGGTTCAAAGGTTGTGCTCACAATCGCGCATCTTGACCACACTCCCGAAAACTGCGAGTATAGTAACCTGCGTGCGCTCTGTCAAAAGTGCCACAACAGTTACGACGCTCCTCATCGGGCAGAAACAAGGCGAACAAATGTAAATCACAAATCAAAGAACAATTAAAACCAAAAGAGTATGAAAAAGACAGTCTTAGTATTAGCAGCATTGGCATTGTTATCATCATGTGGTGCAAGCAGGTTTCAGTTACCAGATAGAGTTTATGAGCCTTGCAGGGTGACTTATGTCCGTCATAATTCCAACCCGAACGGCACTCATTTATTCACCATGGAAGTGTGCGACGCAAAGGGGGTGGCTTATATAGTATCCACGAATGAATATCATGCTGTCGGTAAATACCACATGATGAGGAAGTAACAAACACAGTAAAAACAACTCACTAACTAAATAAACAACATAACTATGAACGACAATTCTAACTTGTATGACATCAAAAACCAAAGGGTGCTTGATGATGGAACCACAATTGAAACCTTCTCAAAACAAATCATAAGCTGCAACATCATCACGGTTGAAGCTGGTACAACTGGCAGGATGGGCGGCGACTCTGGCCATGGCGGAAGGACATACTTCCGTATATCCGACGATGCAAGTACAGATATGAACTGCAATGTGAACGGGGAAAGTTGCGGCCATGCTTGTCAGATTGAAATCATGTTCGGCGGCGACTGCGAACTGGAAACTTTCATCGAAGCCCTTGAATTTGCAGCCGAAACGCTGAAAAGACAAACCGAGCGCAAACCCGAAAAGTCAAAAAAGGAACTTCGGCAAGAGGTATTCAGGTCTTACCTGAGTGATGTCATCAAACTCTACCATGACAATGGGAACTTGAAGTATATGAGCGACTGCCAGAAGACTCACCGCGTAGCAGCCATCACCAAGACGCAATTCTTCGAGTGCGGACTGAACGAAGCTGCAAGAGACGGCGTTTTCATGCTCGACCAGGAACTCTGCAACAAGATATACGAGTATATCCTTGACCGCACCAAGACAATACCTGCGCCAAGATACAAAAACAAATAGTCTATGAACCAACTCATAACACTGAATGTCGTGAGGCGGAACAGATACGGCCACAGGTGGATTGAAGAGCCTGTGGAGCGCGTGGCGTTCAGGATGAAGTGTAAGCACATAAAAATGGGCTGTATCTGTGAGAAGAATTATTTTTGTATTGAGCAGTACGACAAGAGGAAGGGCATTCTTGCGCATTTGCATGGCTGCACTCCAAATGTGGACTGTCCTCGCCTTCATCGCTGGGACAAAAAGAATGGGCTTGAAAAGCCATATACAATAGTAGAAAACGAAACATCATGAAGAAAATCACTATCACTTTCTATTCTCCAAAAGAGCTGTGGAGAATGTTTTGGAACCGCTTCTTTTGGCCTCGTCGTAAGGAGTGTGCCGAATGGATGGAATACGGACAGTCTCTTATTGAAAAAGCGATTATTTCAGATGTTATCTGTAAAACGGATGAACTTGGAATAAGCATAGGATTTGATGAAGCTGAAAAGCTCGAACTGGCTATTAGGCCGAAGATAGCTGAGGCTTTCGATAAAATAAAAGAACTAATCTCTAAACCAATATAGAAGATGTTTTTTATTGATAGAACTATGGACTTGCTAACAGATATGCAGGTTTATAAAAATGATTTCCCGGACACTTGTACTAAGCTCGAAGAAGTCAAAAAAATGTGCAAAAATCACGAAAACGACCCTGTAGGAAGTGTTTTTGGTGTGCAGGTGGATTCTGATTTGCAAGAGAGGTGTTATGGATTCGAGATTGACCGAGTAAAAGGAGAAGAAACTATAATCAGATACGTTGGAATATGGAAATGCTAAAGCAATAACATCAAGTAGAAATAAACTATGACCGAGAAATATTTTGAACAGCAGGTGTGGCGGCGGTTTGATACCGTCACGCTCGACACAGGGATTGAAACAACCATTATGAGTCTTTTCTAACTTATATGCTATTTAGACATAGATAGACATGTCGACATGCACATACTGATAAACATGCAATTCAAATCAAAACTATAAACACTAACTTTGCACCATGACATCACTGATAACTAACTCAAGGAAGCCAGACATCACATTCTATCCTAACGGAAGAATAGACATCAAAGCTCGCATCGCAAAGCTACTTTCTCTTGGCGATGGCGACGTGATTAACGTTGCCAAACACAACAGGGAGTATCTGTTGTACGTCCGCCAAAGAAAGAATGAAATCGTCGGACAATATGAAGGAACAGTGCATGTCAGCAAAAAAGGAAAGTTTTCCACGCACAACATGAGAACATATTCTCTACAACTCACTAACGCCATGTATAAAGAGGTTGGAATGGAAATTACAACACCATTAAGACTGCCTGCAGGTGACGTAACGGCTGTTGATGGCATTGGTATCGCTATCCCGCTTATTACAAGATGTCCACTTTAATACAAATCTCATTATGATTAAGGAAATAAAATACAAAGGATTTACCGCAACGCCATCCGACTATGAATGCCCGGACGGAGAACTTGATGCAGCCATCAACCTCGTACCTGACAACGGTGAACTTGCTCCCATACAGAAAGGGGAATCATTGTTCCATCTCGGAAGCGCGTACAAGATTCTATTCATACACAAGAATGCTACGTACAGACACATCATCCTTTCGGGAGAAGACGATGGGGCTGTGCGGTTGTATTGGATTGACATTCCAAATGAAGGCAGGCTGACAGATGCGCTGAAATCCATTTCGGCAAACACAGCGCCTGAACTAATGGAACACTCTTACCACATCGGTACAGAACTGTCCGTCTCGGCCATAGGAAATACGCTGATTGTTACAGGCGACGGAAACATGCACTATATCCTATGGAAAGACAACTCTTACAAGTATCTTGGAACACACATACCAGAGATTTACATCTCGTTCAGCCTGAAAGGAACGGTCGATTACCGCACACCAGAAGGAGGATTCACATTCGATAGTTCTACTTTGCATGTTCTTGAAGGCGAACGTTATGGTTCTGCGTACTTTCAAATCATAAGATATGCGGCCAGCAAAATATCAGACCAGGTAATGGGGTTTGTCGTCGAGAAGACGAAGGCTATTAAGGATGCCGGATATTTCGTGCATCCATTCTTCGTGAGATACGCCTTGCGACTCTACGACGGAACGCTGACTATGCACTCGGCTCCAATTCTCATGAATCCATGCACAACGTGCAACCCATTTGTCTATGCTTCTTCGGCTTCAGAAGGTTCTGTCAATGTTGTAGCAATGTTTGTCAAGTCCGAGCTCGAATGTAGGTTCCTTAACGTAATTTCGGGAACACTTGACGACTGGGAAGATATTATTACTGGCATTGACATCTTCGTCTCTAATCAAATGTGTCCGTACAATCAGGATGGGAAAATACAGGGCATCGAAACTACAACCGATATCACCGTAGCTAATACCGTCACAACTGGCAGAGGCGGTGGACAATCTCAGAACATCAGATACGAACAGAAGAGCACCAAGATTAGCGAGTCTGTCTTCATCGGAAGACTGTCCACATACACCGGCGATAACTACGCACAGCATAAATTCACACATATTTACGGAAATAATCCGCGCCGAAGAGACGGCAGTACGCTCGATGACACTACTTATGAAGGTGGTTCGTGGCCTAAATATGCTTTCATGCTGCCATACATCGAAGAAGACAAGGTTAAGGAGAATATCATAAACGAAAGCAGATTCTACTATCTCTCATCAATCAGATTGGAAGAACTTAATTCATACACCACTCGGAAAAAGGTTGAGTTCAATATTACACGAACAGAAGAGGATGTGCCGGGAGAACGTACAGAAGATGTATATACCAGCGCTCTCACATCGTTACTCGGAGCAGAGGTAATGACTGACGATTATCATTCGCACGACACTATATCGCCTAACTCTGTCTTCGATTACAATAGCAGACTGCACCTTGCCGGCATAACACGAACATTGTTCAATGGCTTCCCATTGTCTTCGATGCTCGCTTACTGCAACAAAAGGTATAATTATAGTCAAGGCAGTTTCGCTTATGTAGACTACGCAGACAAGTACTGCATCGAAGTCTATCTCAAAATAGATGGTGTGAACACGAAAGTTGTATGTAGACTGGACGATGACGGTGTCTTACTCCAAAACTACTTGTCCGATTCTCAAAATGGCACGCTTCAACCTGAATCGTGGGGATGCTACCTGTTCTATCCTGATAGAAACGCCTATAAAATGCGCATTATTCACAAAGGAACGGACCCATTCAAAAACACTACCGGAGACTACTTCGACATTGAACTGAAGCCGCATGACTTCATCAATGGAGCCTATGCTTTCCTCGACTACTACACCATAAGGGAAAAGACAGGACACACAAGTGTATTATCAGAAAGCACCAATGTCCGCGTTAGCGAGCTCGGCAAGATATACACGTCTGATGCAAACAACCCATTCATCTTCTCAACGACGAATATAAACACCATCGGAACAGGCGAAATTCTTGCATTAGCCACCGCAACAAAGGCGCTCTCGCAAGGACAGTTCGGACAGTTCCCTCTGTATGCCTTTACAACGGAAGGCGTGTGGGCGCTCGAGGTCGCTGCAAATGGCGCTTTCTCGGCAAAGCAGCCTATAACACGAGACGTGTGCATCAATGCGGACAGTATAACACAGCTCGACAATGCTGTTATCTTCGTTACAGACCGTGGCATTATGCTCATCAGCGGTTCGGACAGCATATGCATATCGGACAGCATCAACGCCGAGTCTGTCTTCTCAATCAATGCCCTTCCGAAACTCAGTGATGTATGTGAAGAGGATATCAACATTGGTACAGTCGTGCCATTCATGCAGTTCCTCCACGATGCACGTATGCTCTACGACTACACGCACCAGCGTATTATCGTCAACAATATCGACCATGATTACGCCTATGTCTATTCGCTAAAATCGAAGGCTTGGGGCATGATGAAGTCCGACATAGCGTACGGCTTCCCATCTTATCCCGAGTGCCTGGCCGTCGATGCAGACAATAATATCGTCGACCTCTCCGGTGAAAATAATGTGAGCGCACAGGCAGAAGCATCAAATGGCTATCCGCCGGATAATACCGTCAATGCGCTCCTCATCACACGTCCACTAAAGCTCGATGCGCCAGATATCCTCAAAACCGTCGACACCATCATTCAGCGGGGCAAGTTCAGAAAAGGAAACGTCAAGAGCATCCTTTACGGCTCGCGAGACCTCTACAACTGGCACCTCGTCTATTCCTCAAACGACCACTATCTGCGAGGATTCCGTGGCACACCGTACAAGTATTTCCGCATCGTGCTGCTGTGCAAGCTGCAGGAGGACGAAAGCATCTTCGGATGCACAGTACAATTCACACCTCGTCTTATCGACCAACCGAGATAATAAGTGAAGTTTTTTTGTTCATGGTAGTTAAGAAGAAAGGCACCTGTCCGTGAGGATAGATGCCTTTCGCTTCTCCTGCTGAACTGCGAACAAAAAAAGACACCCATCCTCACGGACAGGTGCCTTCCCTTTATTAACTAAACTAACAACCTATGAAAAAACTAATTAGAACTTAAAAAACATATCGTAACATTCAAATTGGACTTATCTTTCTTGTGATAGGTGCGCAACGATGCGCCAAGGCTGACACAATCTCTGTTTCCATAGCGTTGGCCTTACCTGACCACCTCGCAGCGCTCTCTGGCTTTGTGTCCTCAAGCCAGTCGGCAAGTACGGCACTCACCATCATGTCGTGAACAAGCCTCTCCAACAATGTCAGTGTGGTCTCTGAGAACGAGGCCGGCAGCACCATTACAAGCACGTACTCATCATCTTCTTCATACTCGTTGTCGCGACTGCTGTGAGGCTTCACCCACTTCTTTGTGTATGGTAAGCACAATTCCACTGCATGGGAAAAGGCCAGGTCAAGAACGCGCGTCACACGTTCTATGTTTCCTTCTTCGCAGATGTCGGCTACCATATGACGAGCATGTTCATCTTCGCTCTTCATGGTGTCCCATTCTTTGAAGGCATTTCCCTTGATGTCTGCAAGCAATTCCTTCCGCTCGAAGCGAAGCGTTGCATGCCTATTGTCGTTGATACATCTGCACTCCATCTTGAAAAGTAATTTGTTGTTAATCGTTACTGTGCCTACTCGGCCTCTTCCTGTGATATATCTTCCTTTCTACGTCGACCATGAAGCCCAATGCATCTGCCGCATACTTGGCCTCATCATCAGGACTGGTTATCTTGTACCACTTGCTCGCTATCATGTTCACGAAGAAGTTCTGAAGACTGTCCTCTATGGTTGCGTTCAGATTGGTGTCGTACAGACTCGGCATTTCCATCACTACCTTGTAGCACGGATTGTCGCCTTCCACACCGCTCTCGATGTCACGCGCATAGTGCATCAGCTTTTCTGTCGCTGCTGAACATGCTGCCTTCCAGAACTGCTCAAGCTGAGCCGCGTCGCTGTCGGTTGCCGACATACGCTCGTAGCTGTCTTCTTCACCTTTCTTTCGACTGCCACCGTAGCTCGTCAGACGCTTAACCTCTTCCAGTACAGTGTTCTTGTCTATCGTATATGTTACTCGCATAGCTAAAACCTTTTCATGTATAATTTTGCGACTTGCCACAAACTCCATACAAACATCGCTATCATCGCCAATGTCCCAACCGTTATCCGCGTCACCTGCCACCAGCTCAGTTGCTTTTCTACATACTCGGGGACAGGATAGGGGACTGGCACGCTGTCGGTCCTGCTTATATAAGTGGTGTCATGAACATTCTTCTCGATATATTTAGTGTGCCAACGCTCTTGCCAAAGGTATATCGTATCGCCTTTCTGCTTCTCACTCACGTAGATGCTGTCGTGATGCCATATCGAATCTCTCTGCTCCTTTATGATAAAGCATGTGTCGGTGCGGACTTCGGGAACAGTTATCACCATCATCTTCGTCTTGCAGCCTGCCAGCAGTATTGTCAGCAGTAATATGAATATCGTCTTTTTCATAATGTCTTCTTGATGTACTTGATTATTCCTTCTGCATGCGCACAGGCCAGCTTGTTGCAGAATGCGTTGTCGGCCAGCAGCGCAACATCTTCTTTGTTGTCCTGGAACAGATTTTCTGTCAGTACGGCTGCACAGTTGGTGTCACGGCAGATGCCTAAGTTCTGCGTCCAGTATGGCTCTTTCGGCAAGTACTTCCTTACCTTGATGCCATGTGCCGACACTTCTTCGGCCAGGCAGGTCGCAAGCGTCTTGCTGCGAGAGGAGGCATTGGTGCTGACGTGCGACGAGAAGCCGCGGGCATCGTGCCACTTGCCATCGCTGCCTGCTGCATTGTTGTGGATTGACACCAACAGGACATTCTTCGCACCAAGTGTCTTGCAGATAGCGTTCACCCTTCTGCACCTCTCCTTGATGCTCACATCGGTGTCCTCCGTCACTATCCGCTCCGCATCTATGCCAAGCGATTTAAGCACACCGACAAGACGGTCTGCAAACTGACGTGCCCATAGGTATTCGCGGTGCGTGCCATCTGGACTGCGCTTGCCGGCTGTGTTACTTCCGTGGCCGTTGTCAATCAGTACTTTCATCTTCTCCTCCTTCTTCGTTTAGTATTTTATCCACTTCATCCTCGCTGATTTGCAGCTTGCTCGCTATCTCTCCTGTCAAGGCTTTCTTCATCAGTCGCAGGAAAAGGAATCGCGGATATAATATCAGCATGCTTGCGCACGAGCTCCAGAACTCCACCAGCACAATGGCCGCGCCTATAATTGATGCCGAGAAGGTGGTGTCTGTTATCTTATCCAATCCTACGAACACAAACAGCGCACAGCCATAGACAGCCAGCTTCGCTATCGTCAGCCGTGCAAGCTCGCTCAAGGTAAATTTCCCCTGCTTAACGCTTACTGCGATTCCCCAAACCGCATCGAGCAAGGTAACGGCCACAACGAGCAAGACCACGAAGCTGTGACCACCAAAGTAATCGAGTACAAATAAGCCGAGCAAGGCGCACCAGCCGCCAATGGTGGTCAATGCGCTTTCCAGCTTCAGGATGGCATGCCATAAGATATTTCCTATTACTTCCATCATACCTCGAAATACTTCCTGATGTTGAACACTTTGTCCTTATCTTTCAGCTTGTCAAGAGCAAGGTGGTAGCACAGTTCGAGCATCTGGCTTTCATCGCTGACATACTTAGCCAGCGTCTCGCCGCTGTCGCTTGCAATCATGCTGATGGTGGTAATGAGCGCACACTCGTTGTAGTATGGCTCCTCAGCCAATGCAAGCCCCTTAGCCTCCAAGCCTCGCTTGATGTGGTCGCGTGTCCACTTCGGAGCAGGAGACATCATCGAAACGATTTCCTCTGCTTCCTTCCTTGTAAGGTAGTTGTCCCAGCAAACCGCGCACAGCTCTTCAAGCAGTTCTTCTGCCTTTGCTGGTGCGTGTTCGCTTACATAGGTCATAGCCTCGCGCATCACCTTTCCAAATAGGTGCATATCCTGCACGTCCTTCGACTGCGCCATCTTCGCGTATAGCTCGTCAAATTTCTTTATCTGTTCGTTCATAGTCCTTCTCCTTTCTTCTTTGCTGCCGTTGCGCCCAATGCTTCTCCGTGCGGTCATTTGCCACCGTGCATGCAGCGTCAGCTGCTTGTGTCTCATTTCTCCAGTAGTGCCAATATCTTGTCAAGCTTGCTACCTTGTTCCATCTGCGCCTGCTCTATTTTTGAAAAGCGCTGTTCTGTTTCCTGCTTCTCTCTGAATGCGGTGTCAAGCTCTGCGATGAGCTGCTTACACTGCTCCACTTGTTTCTCTCTCTTCGGAACAAGGTTCTTTGCTTCAACAATATAGTTCTCTGCGCTCTTCTGTGTGGCGTGAAGTTCTCTTATGATGGCTTCCTTCTCTGTAGCAACAAGAGTTACTGCTCCTGGATTGCCAGTCGGAAAAACACTTGCAGTGACATCTACTGCATCTGTGTAGTTCTTACCGTCAATGTTATACGTCACGTCAACGACATTCTTCATCGTTGGCAGTTGCAACGGATTCGGTTGCCCTTCTATCTTGGGCATTTCCATCCTCGGTGCGCCTACGCTGATGATGCTGCCTTCGTAATACTTCAACTCGTCGCCCTTGACAAGCGCAAATATTGGTGCTCCTTCTGCGAGTTCCTTAAATAATGTGTTCATTTCCTTTCCTCCGATTTTTTGTTTGTTTTTGTTCTGTATGTTGCGTTGGCAACGCAACTAATTCTATTCCTCCAAGGAGCAGCAGGATTACCCTGCCACCCCATCGGAGGAATGTCTTGGCTTACTGACCAGCTGAAGCGGTCTTAGCGCCACCGCCACTATAGGTATTGATGAACTGCTGCATCTGGTACTCCAACTTCTGCACTTCTGCTTGGATTGGACTAATCATGGCAGCTGTACCCTGACTCTGGCGAAGCAGGTCAAGCTCGGTCTGCAGGCGGGTCTTCTCGGCCACTACGTCCTGATAGCGGGCATTCTCCCATGCCTGACGGAAAGCTGCTACTTCTGTGCGTGTGAGGCCACTCTCTACACGCATGCCAGTCAGCAGGTCGTTGGTCTGATTGATGGTTTCGATACGACCTTGATAACCTTGCTCCAGAACTTGCGTCTTCAAGCCGCAGCAGCAGTCTTTGAGCTGTTGGATGAGATTGAGGTTGCCGAGGTTTATGGCGTTGGTGACACCGGCAAAGCCCATGCCGCTCTGTGCGCCCATACTGAAGATGGCATCCTTCACGGTTCCGATGGCTGCTGCCAGCGCATTGTAGTTCACGCCGAGGTTCTGTGAGAGCTGGCTGATGGCAAATCCATTACCCTGGATGGCTTCGCGGGCCCACTGATTGTTGTTGTTGTCGTTGATTTGAGCCTGGAGACTGTTCAGCTTGTTCTGGGTCTCAATATCAAGAGCACCATTTCCACGGTTGTTACCAAAGTTTCCGCCGCCAAACAGGGCAAGCATCACAAGGTACATCCAAGGATTGTTGTTCATCATCGCCATTGCTGTGGCGGTGTCATTGGCCGGAGCCTGAACGGTTAAGATTTTCTCGTCCATAATTTTAAAAGTTTTGATTGTTAATGATTTTGTTGATTATTTAGTTTACGTAAACTTTATGCAAAAATAGGTAATTTTAGCAGTATAATGATTTTAACTTTAACACTCCATGCATATTTTTTTTAGTTTCTACTTTTCTTCTTAACTCTAAACTACAAGCGAAATGCGTGTCTGGTGGTACGATTCCGTCAATGCTTTCGTATATAGTTCTTACAAGATTACTATGAATAATCTGGTATTAAACTTAACCCAAGGGTTTTCATTATATTCTCATACATAACTTTATAACCTAAGTCGTTTGGATGTAGGCCCTCTGA